TCGATGGTCAGTTTGAAATACGTACACTGGGTGGTGACTTTGGTTTCAGTATCTTCACCCTGTTTGTACTCGCCGAAATCAAACTCTTTGTGACGGCCGCGCATCATCACTTCGACTGCGGAGACATCACCGGTGTCGTCGCGCTGCAATGAACCGGCAAACCGCAGCGGAATGTCTGATGTGCTGCCCCATTGCTGCAGAACCAGCTCATCCAGACCGCCGATGGACCATTCCAGCGTCAGCGCATCGTCATCCAGCCCGAAGTCCACCGCGACCGAACCGCTCATGCCGCCGCCACGATAGTTTTGCAGTTTACGGGTGAGTTTCGGCAGCGTCAGTGAGGAGACCAGACCGAGGTAGCTGTTCCCGTCATTAAACAGGTTCAGGTATTTCAATTTCTTAGGAAGTGCCATGAGTTTTTGTCTCCTTAGCTGTTTACGGACGCGGCAAAGTTCACCAGGTAAGAGTCGGTGATACGCTGGCGCAGGGTCAGATCTTCCAGTGGAGGAACCGGAGTGTAGTCGTAATCGATATACAACTTACCGGCCTTCAGAGTTTCAGCGGTGTTCGCGGTTTCGTCATACCAGCAGTCGCCGTCAATGATGTAACCCGCTGATTTCATTTCGCGCATTTTGGCTTTGATGCCGTCAATCATGTCGCGCACCAGTGTCGGGGTCATTGGTTTATCGACCGCCCACATGTGCGCTTCGGCCATGGTGTCGGCCAGAACCTGCGCGGTACGGGTGTAGTTTTCGAACAGGAACAGTGTGTCATCGCTGCAGGTCCGGTTGCCCCAGAAACGGAAACCGTCTTTGCGCACCAGTGTTGTCACACAGGCTTCGTTCAGCAGATCCGCGTCGGTACCCGTTGCCTGCAAATCCCAGAAGACACTGGCGGACAGGCCGGTAACACCGTTAACGCCGACGTTGGATAAGGTTTTATGCCAGCCAGTGTCCTGGTCAATTTTGGCGCGTAAACCCAGAGCGCGGGCGGTGGCATAAGCGATATCAGACTGGCTGGTGGTGGTATTCCAGTTAACAAAGTCTGGCCAGATCAGCATCAGCTCGCGCTGGCTGAAGTTGTCGCGGTATTTGATCGCATCGGAAATGGTTTTTGCACCATAAACGCTGACATAACCGAACGCACGCAGCTGCTGACAAACACCTGCCAGCGCGGTCGCGACAGCCTGATTATCCAGACCAGGAACACCCAGAATACGAGGCTTCACGCCCAGCTCTGCCTGCGCAGAAAGCAGCGCTTTCATACCGGTGTAACGGCCATTGGCATCAGAACCGCCAATGATGTTGCTGGTGGTTGCGGCTTCATCTTCACCCGTGGCGACACGTACCACGACGGTGACCGGTTTACACTGGTCTGCAATTGCCAGAAGCGCGGCACGCAATGTTCCGCTGGTGCCCGCTTTACCGCTGGCCGCCAGAACGTCAGTGATCAGAACCGGGGTATTCAAAGGGAAAACAGTCGCATCCGCATCTTCTGCGGTACAAACCATGCCGATAATTGCTGTGGAAACGGTGGAAATAACGCGGGTGCCGTCGTTGATTTCGACAACACGCACGCCGTGATGATAATCAGCCATCAGGGTGACTCTCTCTGTTGTGGGTGGTAAAGCAAGGATGCCGGTTCGCAACAGAAAGCGCATTTGATCAGGGGCGTGGGGGCGGTGGCACAACAGAGAGGGGAAATAAAAAAGAGATAATAATAATTATCTCTTTGCACAGGTCCGGAAGTTTTTACGTTTTAAGAGGATCAGGCTGCCCGAACAATATAATTAAAAGCGATATTACGAGGACGCATAGTGATCCATACACCAGCAGGATTTGTCAAACCGGAGGATGATTGTACGGCGGTCATGCTGTTGTCCGCCAAGATGGAGCCAAGAGTAGTGTTGGCTGGGCTTTTCGCTCCTGCGGGCTGTAAAGTGCTAGCTGAGTCAGCGGCAACAAACGAAGTGCCTATTGTTGCTCCGGCCGCTGTCTCATCGACTCCGAAGTAATCCAGCGCCGCGGTTCTGATCCCGGTAGCTCCCTGAGCGCCATAGATCACTCGTCCGGTATCAACTCCTCGGCCATCATCCCAACCACGAATAAACTCGCCTCGCAAATCAGGCAACAAACCCAGTGGGTAAACAGCGGCGAGCTTAGGATATTTTGCCTTATCAAACGCAGCGCCATTACATTTTAACCAACCAGCCGGTGGAGTTGCTGTCGGCCAGGGAAGGGGGATACCAACAGGTATTTCATATTGTGGATGAGGCGAAGCTGCCGCCAGGTGAGCAGCCATAAGGCTGTCTGCATAGGCATTAACCTCAATGACTTTATCATCGACATATTTGCGTGTTGCCAGTACCACAGACGGATCAATTTTCAGCGTGACCGCGTCCGTGCTGTTTACCACTAAAATCATACGAACCGTCTGCGTCCGGCCACTGCCTTCCTGTAACTGGGGTTTATAGGTTTCAGGGCAGTTGGCGATAGCAATCAGCGTATTGTCCTGATCAAATAAGCCAATTTCTCGGATCCAGAATCCGCCCTGATCCTCAGGGATAATTTGTTCGGCGATAATCTGATTAGTATTTGCCGGATCAACACTCAGTGAATTGAGCGCCGCCCGGCGTTTTTCGCCAATTAATTGCGTTTGAGCAGGGTCCGGTGTTGGCAGGGTACCGCCGCCATCACCGACCGCCATTTGGGTCAGGCTGAGTTGCGTACCCAGCGCCGTCGCATTGGCCAGTTTCGCTGCGCCCAGATTGGTCAGCAGGGCATAATATTTAGCTGTCATAATTCACTCTCAGGTTGTCGATTAAATGGATTGCTGAACCGGTAAACGCGGATCCGGATGCTGTAATGGTTTCGGGGAAATACGGATAAACCGTCAGTTCTTCTCCGTCGTAAGTCGCTGCTGCTATATAAAAATTACCCGTGACATCCAGATTGATGGAGAGACCGTTCAGATGGCGGCTGCAGGGTTTGGCATCGGTGATCAGACGTTCGAGTTCCTGATACATTTCTTCCGTGATGCCCGTTTCAAGCACGCCGACATCGAGGCGAAAAGTGCCCGGAATATCGTTGGTCTGCCACCATTCGGTGACGCGAATTAAATATCCCAGCGGTTCAACGACCCGCCGCAAAGCCCCGATAGTTCCTTTATGTTTATGAACGAACCAGGCCGCGCTAACTGCAGAGCGTTTCGCTGGTTCGGTCCAGTTTTCATCCCAGCGATCGACCGAAAATGACCAGGCAAGATAAGGCAGCAGCTCCAGCGGACAGGTATCAGGATCCCAGAGTTCACGCAGAGGAACGCTGAGATTACCGATGTGCGATAGCGCCTGTGCGGCCGCAACTTCAAGCTGAGTGGAACCCGAGGGTAACAGACGATCACTCATCCGAGCCTCCCACTGTCAGTGAGTAACCGGTACAGAGTGACGCCTGAGTTTTATCAAGCACGATATCCGCCAGCGGTGACGACAGCTCTACCCGCTGAACGCCTTCAACATGCAGAGCGGCATAGATTGCAGAAAGCCGGATATCACGGCCTAGCCGACTTTGCGTATTGATATACGTTTTTAACTGCGCTTCAGAGGCCGCGCGAACAGGCTCAATTTCAGGTGTGGGCAAGACATACAGCACGGCATCAATCTGATAAGGCACAATCTCAGCTGCCTGCACAGTGACGCGATCGGCAACAGGCCTGACATCTTCATCGTTCAGGGCTTTTTCAACGGCAATGAGCAAGTCATCAGAGGCAACGCCATCGTTGTCTCGTGACAAAATAGTGACGGTCACTTCAGCGGGAGACGGGCTGATAGCCGATGCATCCGCAATGCGTCCGTCTGCCGAACGAGCATGATATTCGTAAGCTCCGGTCGGGCCCGCCACGCTCAACCCTTCGAACGCCTGAGGAATACGCACGCGTAAATCGCTATCGGCTTCTAGAACGGCGGCTTTTGGGGGGATTGTATTGATATCCGCAGGCTGTAAAACCAGGCGCTGAACGTTGAAATTCGCCGCAAGCTGATCCAGATCACTGCCCGTCGCATAGGCCACCATCACGGCGCGTGCGGCTTCGTTCACCCGCTGGCGCAGGATCAGTTCGCGGTAGGCATTCTCCTGCAACAGTTTGACCAGCGGTTCGGATTCCAGCGTCAGCGTGCGGCTGATGGCCTCCTGCTGATCGGCTGGATAGAGCGAAATCAGCGTCGTTTTACGTTCTTCAAGCAGGCTTTCATAATCCAGTTCTTCGACCACATCAGGGGGCGGTAACTGGCTTAAATCGATCGTTGCCATAAGTGTCAGCTCACAGGAATATTCAGGGAAAAATCCGTTGCCGTGTCGTTACGGCTTCCGGT